CCACAGTACTCCAACGGTTTTAGCGCATCTTATTAATTAATTTGATAGTTTCAAAAGAGGCCAAACCTCTTATGTTATCACCGAATTGATTAATAATAAGATCTGAGAGACCTTCAGTTGAAGTATAGAATTGCATATACTTTGCAACAGCATTCTCAGAATAAGCAAGATAATATTTATCTTTGCTAGCTATTAATTTAACGAAATCTTCAAATAGAGGGTGGTACTTACAATTCTCAAGTATAGATATCGTTCTTAAAGAATAATAATCTTTACCTTCTAAACCATATGCCTCAAAATCCGTCCAACGCTCCTGAAAACATATCCTATTTAGCGCCCTATATAAAGGATATATTCCACCAATGAATCCATTAACTCTATATTCAAGATCATAAAGATTCTGAAGATAGACACAATAAGTCTTGGATTTATAGCTTTTATCTTCATTAACTAAGAGACCATATTTCCTAAAATGAGATACAAAGTTTGACACTTGACTATCTTTAATGGTGTAAACCCCGTCGTCACCTTGTATTTGATAAGAATCATTTAGTAAATATTTAGAATCTCGGGCCACTAAGTATTGTGCTATAGAATCAACTTCATTGGTAAAAGTTGATCCTGAGGGAACACCGTGAGATCCGTATAACACTCCATCAGGCGTAGTAAGACCTATAGTGTTAAATCTTTCAAATATCTCCATTATATCACTCTTATAGGAAGATTGATACAAGTTGGAAATATACTCAAAAGAGGGTTTCTGTAGCCATTTCTTCACACAAGCGTCGTAAGTGGAGAAATCCATTGAAATAAGCGTCTCATCTCCGCAAAGTCTATTCATCATCGATGAAATAGCTAAATTTACTGATGATGGACCTAATAATGCCTGCCTGTAATTAGTCTGTTTCTGGAACTCAAGTAGAGGGAGATAGAACCTCATTTCGTTTAAGGTATCCGAAAACGGATAACCCCAGACGTTTCTAGTCTTACCGCCCTCTTGCGTCCTAGTAAATAATACCGCGGGGTATTTCATCCCAAGTTCTAATTTAAGTTTATCTAAAGAGTAATCTCTCTTCACTTCAGACTTCCTCGTTAAATAAGGTAGACCTGAGTTGGTATCATTCTTAAGATTAGACAAGGCTTTGCTAAACGATACAGGTCTTAGGTTCGCGCGAGCACTTACACTCGAATCTAGTGTAAATCTATTGCCAAAACCGAAGTAGTCATAAACTGTAGCTCTTCTTTCAGACCATGGTTTAGCTATAGATCTGGGACCAAATTTAGATCGGTTTAGAGTCTCTAAATCTAGGAGAGGTTTGCTAATGACTTTACTTCTACTTATCATTGAATCTACGGATTTCAACAACTCATCAGCCATGGTTTTCCCAAGAGGTGCTTTTAAGACATTGTTGTATCCGGTTTGAATAGTATAGTTATATAGGGAAAGCTTAGATCTAACATTATCACTAATTCGAAGCGATTTTATGTTCTCGATTTTAGGTTTGCTCATAAATTTTACTACGATCAGAAATATTAATTACTATTTTGATTTGCTTTTAGAATTGCCCTTCTTACCCCTATTTCTAGAGTTGTACTTCCCTTTGGCACTATTTCTAGTACCCCTAACAATCCCTTGTGCACCAAGCTCTCCTATAGTTGCAGATCTAAGTAACTCC